TGCCGCCGGACGCGCTGATCGCGGCCTGCGCGGAGGCGATCGTCTGATACGTGCCCCAGTTCGTGCCGTCGGCGCTGTCCTCGATCAAAAGCGCGTTGGAGAGCGTCTTGCCGGCCGCAAGCGTCGCCGTATAGGCGACGCCGAACAGCGCGCTGAACGGAATCGATCCGGCGCCGTAGCCGACGCCGAGGGTTTCGCGGTCGATGCCCACGCCGACGACGGCGGTGTTGTCGCCCGCGCCGCCAGCGGTCAGGGTGGAGCCAGCGCCTGCGCGGACGAGAACGCCGAGCGCGCCGATATTTTTCTGATTGACCATGTTCATGGAAGTGTCCTCGATGAGGGATTTTTTATACGAATCCTATGCGGGCGAATAAGCCCGCGTCGGGATTTACGAGATGGCCGGAGCCCAGCGGACGTTCTGGATGACGGCGACCGCGGCGTCGTGGCGCATGAGGAAATCATGCTCCGCAATGGCGCGGATCAGCGTCTCGTCGTTCTGGAAGGCGTTCTGCTGGACGGCGTTGGCGTCGTAATAGGACCCCTCGCGGCTGACCGCGAGCTCGAGCGTCATCGCATCGAACAGCATCGCCTCGGTCATCTCGACCAGCATGACGAGCGTGCAATCGGTCTGGGCGCTGGTCGCGTCGGTGAGGTTCGCCGGGATCTGCGTGGTCGTATAGACCTTGCACTTGCGCAGGTTTCCGGCGTCCAGTTCCTCGCGATAGACGTAATGCCCGAGGCTGTTCTGCACGTCATAGAGGTAGTTGCGGGCGCGCGGGTGCATGAACCAGACGCGCTTGGAGTCGGGGACATTGGCGGTGTCGAGCTTGTTCGCCGCGCCGCCGATCTCGGTCGCGACCGTCGCCAGCGTGTAGGTCTCGTTCGACGTGATGAAGTTGCCGCCGACGGCCAGCGTCGAGTTGCCGCTGGTCAGCCAGTTGCCGGGAGTGCCGCCCTTCGCCACTGCATAGGCGTTGGCGAACGACAGGAAGCCGCGCGGCGTGTCCTGCGTGCCGTCGCCGGTGAGGAACGCCAAATCCTCGCGGAGCGCCATGACCTTGACGAGGTCGTCGCGGACGAAGGCGTCGATCGCCGGGTCGGCGAAGCGCATCAGGTCGTTCGAGATCGGCACCATGCCGACCTCTTTCTTGTAGCTGGCGACTAGCGCGCCGGTCCCCGGCTGCGAGACCGGGATCCTCTTATCTTCGGCGCTATAGCTCGCCTGCGCGGCCGAGGTCTGCGCGGGCAGGCGCATCGTGCCGCGCGGCATCGGCAGCGTGCGGGGCCCGGCGGCGCGCACCTGCGCCTGGGCGCGCAAGAGCTCGACATAGTCGGGCATGTAGTCCGGAGGCACGAAGAAGCCGCCCGACGCGCCGACGCTCGCGAGGAGCGCCTTGGTGACGGGATGCGCTTCGCCATAGACCTCCTTGGAGATCTGGCGGGCGTTCAGGATGCCGCCGCCGCCCGCCGCGAGCATCTTGACTGCGGCGCCGAAGATCAGGCTTTTCGATGAGCCAAAATTCATCTTCGCCGCGACAGTGTCGCTCACATACGGGCTCGTCTCGACAGACGCGGGGACCTGGCCTTCGACAGGTTTGGCCGCCTTGGCGGCGCGCTCGAGCTCATCGGTCTCGCGCGCAATCTCGCCGTCGAAGAACGTCTTGAATGAAGCAGACCGCGTGTCGAGCGTGGCGATCGACTTCTGGATGCGGTCGAACTCCGCGTCGTCGACTGCCGGGTCGTAATCCGCTTTCGCGACGAGGACATCGAGGCTGGTAACGAGCGCCTTGCGCTGAACGTCAATCGGATCGAGCGCGGCCGCACGCTTTGCGCGCAGTTCATGGATGGACATGAGTAGGCTCCTTCGGCCGGCGCATCACTGCGGGCGGCGCTGTGGGAAAGCGGCGTCTCACGACGCTGCGGGCAGACCTTGCCCAAGGGTCAGTTTGGGCGGCGCTCCGTTTAAGCGCGGAGCGATTTTTTCATGAGGCGCGGAGAGCGATCACAGCCGCCTGGCGCTTGCGCCGCGCAGCGGCGGCGGCGAGCTCATTGTCACGGTCGGCCTCCGGGTCCTCATCCTCGTCGTCGGCGTCCGGTTTCTTGCCGGCCTCGAAAAGCGCCTTCGCGTGCTCAGCCGCGGCGGCGTGCTGGTTCTGCGCTGCCGCGAGCGCGTCGTTCGCCTTGCCGTGCGCATTCAGCGCCTTGGCGTGCGCCGCGGACATCGCGTCGAGCGCCTTGGTGATTTCTGAAACGTGTTCCGCATTGGTCTGGCTGAGCGCGCGCCCAGCCTTGGCGCGCATGGCGGCGAGCGCCTTGAGGAACGAGACGGGAGCGGCCGCGGTCACGGCTTCGGCCGCGGCGTCCGGAATGGCGCCCGCGCTTGCGAGGAGTTCGGCGACTTCCTCCCGCGACATCGCGATCAGGACATTGCCGAGGCTGCGCATCGATTCGCCAAGCATGGCGGGGAGATTGGAGCCGTCGCCTTCCATCTCGGCTTCGTACGCCGTCATCGACTGGAGGCAGCCAAGGTTCTCCATGATCTCGCAGAGGCACGCCAAGCCCCACATGCCCTTGGCGGTGAGCAAGTCCTTGGCGCGGGGAACCTCGACCGGATCAAGCTCAGCGGCGCGCGCGATGATCCGCGCGCCGGGATTGGCGGGGACCGCGACGACGCTCAATTCCATGAGCTCCCATTTGTCGTAGTCGTAGCCGCCGGCCTTGTTCGGCTTGTACTCGATCGGATCGAAGCCGACCGAGACCGCGCGCAGGACGCCAGCCTTCGCGAGGCCGCAATATTCGTCCGCCTTGGCCGAGATCCCGGCGGGCGCGAAGTCGACCAGCGCCTCGACTCGATTGTTCCTGATGGTGACGGTCGCGTTGCCGATCGGGTGCGTCGGGTCGTGGTTCGCCAGAACGATGTTGTTCTCGCGATAGTTGTCGAGGATGCAGCCCTCGGGGCGCATCACGTCCTTGGTCCGGTCGAGCGTGGGATCCGATGCGACGACCATGATTTGCCGCTCGCCCAGCGCCGGATCGAGGACGACGGGAGCGAAGAGGTATTTCCGTTGCATGGGCAATCCTCAGTTGAGGTTGGCGCCGGGGCGCGGCTTGGGCTTAGGGCCGCTCGGAGCAGGCGCGGCGCCGTCGGTGGTGTCGGCTGGCTTGTTGCCTTCCTGGCCGGCAGGCGGTCGGCCGGCGCCGTCACCGGCGTTGCCGTCCACGTCCGATCCCAGCGGCGCCATGTTGAGCGGGCGGTAGACCTCGTCGCCGCCGTCGACCGGTTCGAGGCCTTCGGCCGCGCGGACCTCGTTCGGCTTCAGGAAGCCGGAGAGCAGGCCGACGCGCGCCGCGTTGTAGCGGGACGTGATGTCGGCGCGGAGGAGGTTGCTCTCGTCCATGTCGACCTCGAGGCTTTCGGCGTCGAGCTCGAAGGTCTGGGCGAGCTTTTCCTCCCAACGGTGGACGTCGGGCATGATGGTGTTGGTGACGTAGTCCTGATTGACCTCGACCAGGTTCACGCCGCGCAGTTCGGACAGGCCAAGCTTGAGCGGCGGCATCCGGTAGAAGCGGGCGATGTCGGTCAACTGGAAATTGCGCTGCGAGATGTACTCGATGTCGGCGGTCGTGAGCGTAAGCGGCTTGGCCTCGATCCCGTCCTCAAGGACGGCGGTGCGCCCGACATTCATGATCCCGCCAAACAGGTCGTTCCACTGCTGCTTGAGGCGGTCGGCCGCCTCCTTGTTCAGCGACTTCTTCGTCTGCAGGACGACGGAAGGCCGCGCGCCGTTCGCCATCCACCTTGCGGCTTGCTGCTCGAGCGCCATGGCGACGCCGATCGAGTCGCGCGCGAGGTTGATGGTCGAGGCGGCGACGAGCGCGTTGAAGGTCAGGCCGCGCAGGTGGAACATGTCCTCGGCCGCGATCGTGACCGGGAACTCCTTCAGCATCGCCATCTGCCAGAGGCCGATGCGGTTCACGTTGTAGAAAATCTGGCCCTCTGGCGCTTCCAGCACCATCGCCGCGTCGGGGTTGATCGGGATCATCCCGACCGGCTTGCCGCGGCTGTCGCGCTGGATCGCGGAGTAGGCATTGCCGCGGAGCAGATAGCCAGCGGTCAACTGCTCGCAGAACTCGAACCAGTTCTGCCGCTCGTTGGGTTGGCGAAATAGCTTGGCGACGGGGTGGTTGGTAATGAGCTTGCGTTTCTGGCCTTCCTCCTTCGCCTTCTCGAACAGGCGCGGCGTGCAGCGCGCCACGTCCTGCGAGCGGATGGAGACGCAGGCATAGACGGCGGAAACCGCCATCGCGGTTCCCTGCGAAATCAGAAGGCTGGTGGCGCTGGGCGTGGCGCCGAGCGTCGGCAGGAAACCCTGCGCCGGAACGCCTGCGCTTCCTTCCGCCTTCTCGACGGGAGCGCGGCCGCCGCCGAAGGCGGCGCGGATGCGCGAAACGAGGCCCATCAGACGACCA